AAAGTTTCTGCAGCGGCAGCAATACCGTAGGCAAACTTTTCTGCTAACGCTTTGTAATTACTGTCATAAGGAATATACATTGGAAACTCTGCTCCTGTTTCAAATAGAGCTCCATAATCAGTTACAATACTATACAGTCCTGCTGACATTGCCTCTAACAAAGATATACATGAAGTCTCTTCAAAAATACTAGGATAAGCATACATATTATAATCGGGTAAATGTTCTCTAATATATTCATTTGGTCTATATCCAATGTAATTTACATTTGGTAAAGACTCAGCTTGGTCATATAATGCTCTATAGTTATAATCATTTTGTTCATGAAACTCTTTACCATATACCTCACATGAAGAATAAACATCTAAAGTAATTAATGGGTTTTTAATTAATTGCATTGCACCAAGTAAAACAGATAATCCTCTCCAAGGTGTGTTCTGATGAATTATTTTAATAGGTTTACCTTTTTCATAATGTGGAGATTGTTTTATTTTCTCAACTCCATTTTTAATAACCACACATTTTTCAGTAGGAATACCAAACATCATTCTAAATTTTTCATAATTCCAATGAGAATTAAAAACATACCAATCATATTTGTGATGATTAGCTTTATTTTTAAACCACGGATATAAATTAGGTTGATCGTAAGAATTTTTTTGCCAAAGTACATTAAGTTTATTAGGATCAATGGGAACTTTACCCGGTACGCTAGTACAAATTTGTACTTGATCTAATAAATTTTTATCTACGTATTGATGTAGAAAACCTAATTGTAATTCAGTTCCGCCTTTAGGGCTTTGGTTTCTTATTTTCATTCATAACTTTCTGGAAAACATCTAATCCTTTCGGTGAGACGTGAACTGTAACATCGGTTACAATATCAGGACCCTCTACTTTCTCTTTAGACGTTTCGCCTGTTTTTGTGTTTCTATAAATTGTTACTGTTGTGCAATCTATTTTATGTATATTATCCGTTTTCATTCTCTCTGTTTATAAGCGCATAACTAACTACTACTTCAAGTTTATTAGCTGTTTCTGCTTGCGCTTTTATAGCATCTCCTGCTTCTAAATTCAACCCCTGTTCTGTAGCGTTGACTGTGCTTGTAGCAGGTATGTCTTTTCTAAAAAATTCTACATCTGTACTAGCAGATGAATCTCTTAAATCACAATTAACTAACACAGCTCCTGTGCTGTTATTAGATACATATACAGATTTTACAATAGCTATAGCAGACGTAGATATAGTTAAAAGAGTTGTCATAGCCGTTCCGTCTAATATCTTAGATGCGTTTTTATATTGTATTGTCATGATAAAAAGTAATTAAAAGCGTCTTGTTCATTTTTTAAATCTTCTTGAAAAGAAAAATTAAGTTGTTGTTTCATTGTAGTCATTGACTCAATAATTTGTCTTTGATTTTCTACGTCATATTCTTGTTTAGGTTCAGGTATATAGTTAGTTAGTTTAGCCATTATTTTCTAGTTTTATCTACACCTTTTATTTTGCCTTTATTCTTTGAAGCATAAAATACAGTTTTACCTTTTTTCTTACCGTATCTGTCTTTCATAGATTTCATTATTTTTTTACCTTTTGTAGTAAGTGGCATGTTATCTTCTCCCGTCTGGTTGAGCATCCATTCTAAAACTACCATAACGCCAAGTTTCACCTGCAGCATCATTTTCTATTTTTAAAGATAGTAGTCTTCCTCTCGCTCTGGTATCTACTTTATCAGTAGTGGTTGTTATTGTAAAGGGACCTAAAGGTGAACCAGATTGAACGTCAGAAGGATAATCTGATATAAATAACGTTACTTTAGAGTTGCCCACTAAGAATTTATAGTCAGGCATAAATCTTCTCATAGACATAAATAATTCACCATCATCAATATCAAAATCTCCAGATCTAATAAAAGCATTAATTGAGCTTCTGCCTGAACTATTAACCTGATCATTTCCTACTTCATGAGCGTAGTATATAGATGCTCCGTATAAATTGGTAATACCTAGTATATCTGGAAACACTGGAGTGGTTGTAGATTCGTAATCTGTTGCATAAGGTTTGACAAATACACCTTGATCAGCGTAAGTAGTTCTATCTAATGATGAAGTGGTCCAAACATTTTCTTGATAATTGTAAGTCACACATCTATCAATTTGATCAGATCCTGATTTAGGATAAAACCAATTTACTTCAGTATATAAAGAATTTGGTGAAGAAAAAATTACATCGGATGAATTAAAATTAAGACCTAAATTTCCATTTTGAACTGTGAACACAAAATCTTCAACTAAACAAGGTAAGGCTTTAACAGTACCATCATACATAAAAAACCCGCCTTCATTAGACATCCAATATATAGCGCCATTGACATAAGAAGCTGCATGTTGCCCAATACATCCACAGTTTGTGCCAACTTGTCTAACACTAAAAGTAAAAGGCGGACCTACAAATTGAATTACGTACGCAGCGTTATCTGTTAAAACAAAAACATAATCTTTACCTTGAAGAGCCGCAGTAATTTTGTTACCTGTATCTAATCTAAATGTACCTGCGGTGTTAGTAGCAGTTGGTAGATAAGTATTTAAATCTTCTTGATTAGAAAATCTTACAAACATAGGGTCTTGAGTTAATGAATTACCAATCGTTGTTTCTGTTCCAAAATGAAACAAATGTCTATCTCGGTCAGAAACCAATGTAAATCTGCTGGCTGTAGGATTGTTACTTGTTGCAAAACCTGATGTAGTTAATGATGCTCGAATACCTCGAGCGCCGGATGCTCCAGCATTCCACGTAAAAGTTTTACCATTAAATATAGTTGCAACTAATACTTGACCAAAATTATCAAGACTCCAATTTCCTGGATCTAAAATTACATCGCTCGTATCACTTTCTGTGCCCCACGTAGAAGCACCATATGAAGAAGTTCCCCATCCATAACCTGCGGTTTGAAAAGTAGGACCTACTTCAACATAAGGATTAACAGTTGCAGCACCGGCTGCAGTCATACCTGAGCCTCCTTCATTTCTAGAAGCTTGTATTGTAAATTTGTCTACATCAGGGACAGTTAGTATTTCATAAACTTGTTGTAATTCTGTTGGTGTGTAATCTGAAGCACCTGTAACAGTTACAGCAGATAATGTTACATACCTTCCTTTAGCTAAACCATGAGATCCTTTATTTATAGTTACAGTATTTGAACCATTAACAGTCGTTATAGTACATCCTGTAATAGCTGTATCTAATGGAGTAATGTCAAAAAAATCATTACCATAATATAAAAACAAACCTTGAGACGTTCCAATAGCAGCATAACGTTCGCCTGCTAATGAAGTCCAAGTTAATTGAGCTCTAGCAGCGCCCGGTAATGTTTTAGATGCAGCGGTCAATTGTTCCCAACCACCTATTTTTTCAGGAGCAGTATACCTAAAACGTACAAAATCTCCATCTACCCACTGTCCAGGAAGAGCCGAAGGTACGCTTTGTTTATTAAAACCAGGTGCAAAATCTACTTTTTTTAAGGCCATAATTGTGTTATATATCAGTTTTATAGATAATGAAAGTAGCATAATTATGAAAGAAAAAACAGTTAATATAACCAATTTTATTGGAGTGTATGATAATTACATTACCGAAGAAGAATGTAACAAAGCTATTAAATTATTTGAAGATCAAAATAAATTTAAAAATACTATAAATAGAATTAGTGGTGAAAATGCTTCTGTATTAGAAAAACAAGACCAACAATATTTTGTAAATCATACTAATGTAAATGTTTGGTGGGAAGATTTAAGAACTATGCTATTTAATTTTGATATAGCTTGGAAACATTATATAAAAAATACAGGGGCTGATGAGGCTTACAGACTTGATTTTCATTACACAAGTTTAAAAATTCAAAAAACTTTACCAACACAAGGTTACCACATTTGGCATATTGAACATAATAAAGGTTTTGATAATGAGCCACGTGCTTTTGTTTTTTCTGTTTATCTAAATGATGTTGATGAAGGTGGTGAAACAGAATTTTTGCATTTTTCAAAAAGAGTAAAACCTAAAAAAGGTAGAATAGTTATTTGGCCTGCGGGTTTTCCTTATGTACACAGAGGTAATCCACCTCTTGCGGGTGAAAAATATATACTTACTTCTTGGATGATGGTACGATAATTAAGAAGAATATGATGTAGGTCTAGCACCTAATCTAGCTATTTTATCTGCTTCGCTTTCGCCTTCAACATTATCATTGTCCCAATTAGATTGTAATTGAGCTAAATGAGCTGAATCCCATTTAGTAATAAAATCTTGAAAGTCGCCTAGATTAGCATCTTCCCAAGTAGCATGAGGAGTTTCATCCCTGTATTCTACAGTATCACTTGGATTTGATGTTCCATATTGAATAGCCCAAATATTATTCCATTTTTCTAAACCCCAAAAATCATTATCAGAAATTGTGTATGGAGTTCCAGCAGCATCGCCACTTTGTTTGATAACTATTTTATCTTCAAAGATTACTGTCCATTGTGCATTTGTTGCCATATTTTCTCCTAAGTCTTAATTACGTAAATTATTGTTAAATAAGGTTGCAATACAGATGGGTTTGCTGTTGCACCTGAAAAATTTGCACTCATGTTGTGAGAGTGACCAGTACCAGAACCTGTGCTACCTGTATTAGCACCCCTTACTGCACCATTAAAAGGACCTGGTGTTGAATTACCATTAGATCCATTAACCGCTCCAGTGTGTGAGTGCGAAGCTAACTGAGCTGTTGATAAAGATGCATTGGCTGTTGAGCCTGCAATAGTACCACTAGCTGTTACTGCAACAGTGTTTGCTCCGCCCGTTGATGCTAAAGCTTTATTGTTAGATTTTCCAACTGCTACGTTATCTTGTAAATTTGGTACTAGAAAAGTAGATGAACCATCACCAGCTCCGTAAGTTGTACCTACGATTGCAAATAATGCAGAGTAAGTTGATCTTGAAACTGCTTGACCATTACACTCTAAGAAACCTGTTGGTACTGATGCAGAAGACCACGGCACAATAGTCGCTGTAGGAATTCCTTCGATACCTGTAAGGTTTGCTCCTGAAAAATCGTATTTTGTTGCTTCGTAATTTGACATATTATTTCTCCGTGTAAGTCCATCCTGTTGTAGCATCTCCAGAAAAAACTAATGAAAAAGCTGCACCTTGTGTATTAACTACAAGATCAGATGCTGCATTAGCTATATTAGAAGAGTTTCTACCAACAGTCAACGCGTTAGTATTGAAATCATAACCTTGATCTACAAAATGTACTTCATCTCCTGTAGCAGGTGAGGCGGGAAGCGTTACTGTCACTGCTCCACTATTTGTATTTACTAAAAGTTTAGCACCAGCTTGAACTGTTTCTGCTGCTGATATTACTCTCCAATTTCTTTGTTCATGAAGTTTTACAACATTAGTTCCATCAGAATATAATGTGTAATTATTTCCTTCACATAAAAGTACACCTGTTCCAGATGCAGTTTTAAAAGTTAAAGTATTTCCAGCATGATTACATGCGTCTTGAACTTGGTAAGTTTTTTCTATTGAATTTGGAATACTAACAGTAAGATTAGAAGCTAAAGTCCCTGTTAATTTAATAACATCATTTTTACCATTAGATACTGCACCATTAGTAAAAGTTAAAGATCTAGCAGCATTAGTTATATTGAAAGTAGTAAAACCACCAATTGCTTGTTCTAGAATTAAAAGGTTAGTATTTGTAATTTGTCCCCAAGTTCCTGAGTTTTCCCCAGTTGCTTGTACTGTAAGTTTTAAATTTGCTGATGTTGAATTTGCCATATTAAATTCCTTATATCGTTTATTTTATTAAAATAAAGAGTTAGTGTCAAACTCTTTATGCAACGACCTCTCTCCAGCCTGGAGGATCTATTGGAGCAGAACCTGTGTTTACTTCGTTCCAGATAAGAGCATTACCACTTCCTACTCCTGTAGTCAACCCAAAACCATTGAAAGTTGCAGTAACATCTGTGAATGCAGATGCTGAAGCAACCCTTGCTAATAGAGGGTTTCCAGTAACATTTACAGGTGTATTTAAATCTATTGTTTCATTACCTAAAGCAGCACTTAATGCAAAACCTGTTACACTAGAAGAAACATCCCCTTGCATTCCAAGAGTGCCTAAAGCACCTATCATGAAGTTTCCAGTTACCGCCGCATCAGGTGCAGGATCGACAACACCTAAAGTTAATTGTGCTACATTTAAAGTGTTAGCAACAATAGTTGCATCACCACTAACTTCTGTTGAAGTTCCTAAAGCTGCTGTCATTGCAATTCCAGAAACATCTGCTTGAACAGAACTACCAGCGTCACCCCAATCATTATCTCCCCAACCAAGTCTACCCCAACCGGCTAAGTTAAATGCTTCAACAGTACCAAGTCCCATAGTGGCCGCAACACTTGTAGGCATCGCATCAGGACTAGCATCGACTGTTCCTAAATTATTT